TATGATCAAGGAAGAAATAAGCAAAAGACAGGCCCATTTGGCGGTTAAGCACGAACTAACCACGGATTCCGTCATCGCCGAACTGTCCAAGATCGTCCATGCCGATCCGCGCAAGCTGTTTGCCGAAGACGGCCGAATGCTGCACCCGAAGGACTGGCCGGACGAGATGGCTGGTGCCGTGGCATCGCTTGAAGTCGTTGAGGAGTTCGAAAACGACGGTGACGGCGAAAAGAAATTGATCGGCTACACCAAGAAGCTGAAGCTCTGGGACAAGAACTCAGGCATCGATAAAGCCATGAAGCATCTTGGATTGTTTGAAGCCGACAACAAGCAGAGGGCTGGCGCGCTATCTGAGTTGCCCCGCGAGATGGTCAAGGCCATCGCGGATCGATTGAAGCAATTGAACGCGGAATATGGGAAATCCGCTCGACTGGCTAGATAGCCTGACGCCGGAAGCCAGGCTGGCGCTCCTGGCTGAAGCACAACTCGAGCTTTCACGAAACAAACTCGCAGACTACCGCCCCTACCCAAAACAACGCCAGTTCCACACGCTGGGTAAGACGATGCGTGAGCGCCTGCTGAGAGCAGGCAATCAGAACGGCAAGACGTTCTGTGTGGCGGCTGAAGTGGCCTATCACCTGACTGGCGAATACCCGGATGACTGGGAAGGCCGGCGCTGGGATCGTCCTGTTGTCGTTTGGGCGTCTGGAGAAACCGCCGAAACGACGCGTGATAACCCGCAACGCGCCTTGCTTGGAATCGTTGGCGAGACAGGCACTGGCGCCGTTCCTGCGCGCTGCCTAGGTGAGTCAGGCTTGGCAACCGGTGTGTCTAATCTGTTTGACTACATGAAGGTCAAGCATAAGTCGGGCGGTTGGTCTTTGCTTCGCTTCAAGTATTACGCGCAGGGCGAAAAGAAGTGGATGGGACCGCCGGTTGATTTCGTCTGGTATGACGAAGAGCCGCCGGAGAAGATTTACGACGAAGGGCTGGCGCGGACAATTGCAACCGGTGGCATCGTGGCGATGTCATTCACGCCGCTGCAGGGAATGTCGACTGTGGTCAGGCGGTTTCTAGTTGATCCGACACCAGATCGGGCCGACGTCAATATGACCATCGATGACGCCGAGCATATCCCCGCCGCTGAGCGGGCGCGAATCATTGCCAGCTTCCCGGCGCATGAACGCGAGGCGCGATCAAAGGGCATTCCAACCCTTGGCTCAGGGCGAATTTTTCCGGCTGACGAGGCGTTGATTTCAGAGCCAGCAATGGTGCTACCCGATCACTGGGCGCGTATTGCCGGCATGGACTTCGGCTGGGATCACCCAACGGCGGCAGTCTGGGCGGCTTGGGATCGTGATACCGACACCGTGCACATCTATGACGCGTATCGCGTAAGTGAGCAGCCGGTTGCCGTTCACGCGCTGGCGATCACGACGCGCGGAAAGTGGATACCCATGGCGTGGCCACACGATGGCCTGCAGCACGACAAGGGCGCCGGCATCCAGTTGGCCGAGCAATACCGCGGCGCTGGCGTGGCAATGCTTCACGAGATGGCGCAATTCGCTGAAACCGATGAGCAAACCACGACCTCAAAGGTATCTGTTGAAGCTGGGCTGGCCGACATGCTGGACCGCATGCTGACCGGACGTCTGCGTGTGGCGTCTCACCTGACGGAATGGTTCGATGAGTTCCGCTTGTATCACCGAAAGGACGGCAAGGTTGTCAAGGAATACGACGATCTGTTGTCCGCTACCCGTTACCTGTTGATGATGTTGCGCTACGCCAAGACCAAGCCCGTTGTATCGAGCGAATGGAAAGGCCGACAGCGCTCAAGCTGGAGGACAGCATAGTGAATGATTCATCCCTCGTCGTAGATCGGGCGACGGCTGCCAACATGGCGGTACGCGACAAGAGCGATCAGGATGGCTTGCCGTGGCGCACCTTTGAGACGTGGATGGGTGACTTGCGTAATCAGCCAGCCTGGCGAACGCTGGCCGACAAGTGCGCCGACTATTACGACGGCAATCAACTGACGGCGGCGCAGTTATCCGAGATGGAAACCACGGGCATGGCGCCGATTGTGGCCAATATTGTCCGTCCGACGATCGATGTGGTGCTTGGCATGGAAGCCAAGACACGGCAGGACTGGCGCGTGCAATCGGATGCCGGTGAGTTTCAGGATGTCGCCGAAGCGGAATCCTTCCTTCTGATGGAAGGCGAGCGCGAATCAAAGGCGGATCGCGCGTGTTCAGATGCCTATGCCGGACAAATCAAATCCGGATTGGGTTGGGTTGAGGTATCGCGCAGCATGAACCCATTCGAGTATCCGTACCGGGTTCGTGCCGTGCACAGGCGTGAAATCTGGTGGGATTGGCGAGCCAAGGAGCCGGATTTATCAGATGCCCGCTATTTGCTTCGCCGTCGTTGGGTCGATCTCGACGAGCTGCTGGCATTCTTCCCTGATAAAGCCGATCTGATCGAGCAGGTTGGTACCGGCCGCATTACCTTCAATCGCTTTGACCTGACCACTGAATCACATTCGGAGGCGCTGGTAGACGCACATAGCCGCGAATTGCGGACAACCATTGATGATCTGGAGTGGCGTGATACCGAACGCCGCATGCTGTGTCTTGGCGAGATGTGGTACCGGACGTGGCATCGCGGGCACGTGATCAAGATCGGCGGCAGGATTATCCCGGTTGATACCAGCAACCCAGCCATTGCTGCGGCTATCGCCTATCAGAAGGTCAAGGTAAAGCCGGCAATCTATCCAAAAGTGCGTTTGGCGTGGTGGGTTGGTCCGCATCGCCTGGCAGACACGGAGACGCCAAAGAAGCGCTTCCCCTACGTTCCATTCTGGGGTTTCCGAGAAGACCGCACAGGCATTCCTTACGGCTTGATCCGGCCGATGATCGACCCGCAGGATGAGTACAACGCGCGCCGCGCCAAATTGATGTGGTTGCTCTCAGCCAAGCGGGTGTTTGCAGACTCCGATGCGCTGGATGAAAACTACAACACGTTTAGCGATCTGGCCAAAGAGGTCAATCGACCAGATGCAGTAATCGTCTTGAATCCGGATCGTCGGACAAACTCCGGCGTCAAAGTGGATACCGATCACGGCCTGGCTACACAGCAGTTTCAGGTGATGAAAGATGCCCAGGAATTGCTGCAGCAGACAGCCGGTGTCTATCAGGCCATGATGGGCAATAACGGCAATGCATCATCAGGTTATGCAATAAACAGTCTGGTGGAGCAGGGCGCTACGACGCTGGCGGAAATCAATGACAACTATCGCTACAGCCGGCGAATGGTTGGCGAGATGCTAATGGAATTGATTGTCGAGGACATTGGCGGTGAACCCTATGAAATTTCCGTCGGCGAAGGCAAGCGCGCAAAAACAATCGTACTCAATCAACCGCAGCCCGACGGATCAATCCTGAACGATGTCTTACGCGCCGGCACCAAGGTAACGCTAGCCGATGTCCCGAGCACGCCAAGCTATCGCGCCCAGCAGCTAACCATGCTCGGCGAACTGACGAAGAGCTTGCCGCCGCAGATTCAGGGAACAATCATTGACTTCGTGATTGAGGCAACCGATCTACCGAAGCGCCGCGAAATGGCGGAACGCATTCGCAAGGCGATGGGAGTGCAAGACCCCGAGGACATGACGCCGGAGCAGCAGCAACAGGCGCAGGCAACGCTGGCCCAACAACAGCAGCAACAACAGACTGCTACACAAATGCAAATGCGCGAAGCCAATGCCACGGCCGCAGAGAAGGAATCGCGCGCCATGAAGACCAAGGCTGAAGCCGACAAGATTGCCGTTGAAGTCGCGCAAATGCAGACGGCAATGGCCGCCAGTGGTCAGACGTCTCCGCAGGTTCAGCAACTCCAGGCGCAACTGCAGGCCATCATCGGACAGGCGCAAGCGGCCCAACAGGCGACGCAACAGCAACTTGCGCAGGCCCAACAGGCACACGAGGCCGAGCTTGCCGATTTACGCGAAGCACTGACCAGTGCGCAGATGGCCGCTGACAACCGGCGATCCGAATCCGATGGTGCCGTACGCATTGCCGAAATAGAGCGCGACGCCAGGGTGATTGAAGCCAATGCGGAAGTCGAGAAGGCGCGGATAGAAGCCAAGGCAAGCGAACGTGAAGCTGAAATTGAGCAAAAGTTTGAATCTCAAATGAAGACGTTGGTGGATCAGATTGGCGGCATTCGCGATGAGATAGCAAAGGCCAAGGGCGATACGAAAGCAGAGGCGAAAGAGCAGGCATTGCCTAGCATCACCATCATCAATGAACGCGGTAGCGGCAATAAATCAGGAGTGATGAAGAAGCAGGCGGATGGCAGCTACACGATGGAAGTCTCTGAGGCAAAGGCATCTGAGTAATGGCGACCACCTATACGATGACTGGCAGCGGATCGCTGCGTGACATCGGCACTGCCGGTATCTTCGGCGTGGCCACAGCGCGTACCGGTGGCGACATCTTCAATCTGAACGGCCAGACCCTGACGATAGACCAAGACAGTAATTTTGGGCTTTCCGGCAACAATGCCGCAGCGGCGACAGCCAGTTCAATCGGCAATATCACGGTATCAGCGACCCTTGGTGGCACGCTGAATATTGACGGGCGCTATGTGCGCTTGATCCCCTTCACTGGCGGGTCGGGCACGCTGACGGCCGGCGCAACCATTGCGGCGGGTTCCAGTGCATCGGGCAAGGCCATCGGCATTTATTCGGCGATCAACGCGGCACCGGTACTGACTGGCGTAGCGACTGGCTTTCTCAAGGTAACGGCATGGAATGGTACGGCGTACCCGACCAGCGGGACCTTTACGGAGGGCGGCTTTACCTACACGATCAGCGGAGCCTCGACGGTTGGCTTCATTGAGGTACGTGGCGACGATGCCAGCACCATCACGGCGAACCGGCTCGGTACAGTCAATATCTTTGGCGAGTGGTTCGATGTTGGCACGACTTCTGGAACGGCGACCACGACCTATCAGCTACCGACCAACGGCACGATTGCTTACTTCCCTGCAGTATGGGTAGAAACCAGTGCCGGATCAGGCGTCTATGAGGCGTACCCGTGCGCTGGTACTCTTGCGGCGGCGAGTTCTACCGCGACAGACATGCGCGGCAAGTGCTGCTGGGTAGCATCGGCGACCGGCCTGTTACGGATCGGGCATGATGGAACAAACGTGGTCGGCTTCCTACCGGGTGCTGGCTGCAAGATTCGCATCCCGAACGTTATCCTGACTTGCTGTACTGTAGCGGCGCGGAATGCAGCAGTGTTGCCGAATGCGACACTGGCGACACGCTACGACTTCACGACCTCTGGTGGCGGCGTGATCAACATGGATAAAGTGACCTGCAACTGGTATTTGTCCATTGCGCAGGCATACTCATTTAGCGCCTCGTATGTCGGGGCCATGAGCCAGGTGAGCTTGACGGAAATCGCTCAGCCGATGACCGTCACTGGATTGGTAGTCGGGCAGGAAGCAGCGGCAACGCAGACCGCGTTTATTCTCGGCCTGTGCTACGCCGGAGGGACCTTTACAGATTGCGTCTTTACCCGCGCTGCACTGGCGACTGCGCTCTACATCAACACAGTGACAGACGTTTCAGACTTTACCTTTACCAACTGCCGCAGTGAGGTTCGTGTTGCCAAGGCCAACGTCGGCGCAGGTTCGTGGTTGATTACTCGCGCCGTGGATTGCGCATGGGTCGGGGATAAGATCACCGGAGCCAAGGC